TGAAAATCCTATAATCAGCAAAACCTTTTCTCGTATTCATGTTTACTGTGCTAATCCAAGATGTCAAAGAACGGTTGCAATTGTAATTGATTTTTGTGAAATCCCCGTTTGCTGTAAAGAAGCACTGGCCTCATCTCGTCCAATGCGTTCAATCAGCCGGTTCGGTTGCCCAGGAATTTCATCGCACCAGTGACGAATGCTAACGCTTACTGGAGTTGTGTACCGATTGCCAACCCAAATTAAGCCATTTGGATGCAGATGAGTTGTGCCGGCGCCACAGAACGGGCAAGGCTTGAGTGCTTCAGTCATGGGTTTCCTGCTGCCTGGGACGGGTACGCAGATGCTGTGGCGTTGCCAGATCAAACACGCTTGACACCCGGGCCTTTAGGTTGCTGCGGTAGTAGGCAGACACTTGCGCCCTTGTCGCTTTTACTTTCTTGACATCAGGCTTGTCACCCAAAGCATAAGAAGCGCGAGGGTACTTACGTCCGCCGTCTTCGCTGTCCATTTGGTAGTGAGCAATGTAAACACGCTTTGGCGCAATCTTCTGTTTTTTGTTTAGACGGGACAAGACAGATGAGACTAAGTTCCTTGGTAGCCCTGTTGTCTGCACAAGCTCTGAACTAGTCATTGGGCCTTCTGCTTCTAGCGCAGCAAGAATACTCAAAACAATAACGCCTGGAGGTTTTCCCATTATGTGTGCCTAATAATTTTGATACCTGCGTCTGCAATAAACTTACTGCAGATATTGCATGGTGCGGCATGCATAGGCTTGCCTGCTGTGTTATACCGAGACACAAAAATAGAATGTGCTTTTGCCCAATCTACTTTTATTAATGCAGCAATCTCGGCGTGTAAATATAGTTTATAAGGCTGACCCGCCTCTCGTGCAGCCTTTGCCATAAGCGGGTGCGTCTTGATGTATGAATTCTGCGCAGTAGCGATTGGCCTGCCGCGCTTGTCATACACCACCGCAGTGATTACATGCTTCACCCGCTCAACTTTTCTTTCAAAGCATAACCCATAAGCGGCCACACCTTATTAACTGCGTTGGCGCGGGCAATCTTCCTGCCAATCTCCGCATCAAAATTCTCTGGGCTGGCACACGCTGATTCCCCAGCGATAGGAAAACCATTACGCAGAATTAAAACGCAAAATGTCAACAACTCAAGAGCGACCAAATCGTCATCATTAGCTTTTGGCACCTCCCGCCCAACGTAACTGCCATTAGAAATGGCGCCATGCCGGCCATCGTATGCGGTAAAGTAATGCTCACTAATAATGTTTTGTTCAATATCCTCAGGGGTAACGCGGGGCGCAGTCAATCCCTTGGCTTTGATCTCTTGCTCAATGCCTTGATCATCAGAACGCGGGCTATTTACATTAAACATAATTCACTCCTTGATGTAGGTTTTGTCTAGTGCGGCTTTTTTGTTAGCCATAATCGCAAGTGAGGCGTGTAAAATACGAGCCTCCGCTGCAATGGACATGCAAAAATCGCCAGCCTCTTCGTAGTTGCCTTTGAGGCAAAGATCATGGACTTCGCGCATGAGCTTTTCGATTTTCATCATTGGCATTGCGTAATCAACAATTTCTTCTGCGTTCATATTATTTAGTAAAGTAAGAGTAAATTACCGAGCCAACCAAACCATAGATAACAAGGTAGGCAACAATCTTTACGATCCATCCGTTTGGGGATCGGGGGTAATGCGTGATTGCATTTCCATAAGACGCTGTCTTAGGGAACGCTTCGTCCAATGTTCTTGGGTGTCTGCGGACGGTTGGATTATTGTCGGTTGTTCCAGTGTCGAGAAGCGATGTTGGTTGAAGCATTCATATCTCCGATAGGTTACTAGGTCGCCACGTTGTCTGGTGGATAGAACAGATGCTGATTTACCGCAGGCAGGGCACTTCAAGATATTCCCAGTTTAGAAAAAGAACACACACAGATAATACGACAACAGCAATCTGAAACATCATAAAAATCCAGTCTTTGCTGCTGTACCTTGTATATTCTTCATCTAAACCAACGTCAGTGGCAGCGTGGGCAGCTTCCACTTGATATTCGTTTGATTTCAAACTCCCTCCTCAAAAGCAATAAGCATCTCCAGCACATGCATTGCCTTGTGTAAATCAGTGATACCGCCCTTGTCCCTGAATCTGGTTACATACTTAATAATAGTATGCTGGCAAGGGTCTAGCTTATTTGCCATGCTGTATTCCATCGGCTGGATTTTGAGCTTCTTGTAATGGTCGCCACCGACCTGGGTATCCAGGGGGTCTTTTTCATCGCTCATTTACTTGCTCCTTGCCTCAAGTTTTGCGACTCGGTCCTCAAGCTCTTTTACAAGTGTGAGAAAAGCCTCAACCGTTTTTTCTGGAAATTTCTTGGGGTTCTTTGGCTCAATGCCCAACGCATTACGGCGCGTCTTTACATGGTCATTGTTTACAAAGAACTTGAGCTTGCCTGTAGCGTATTCAGCGAACTCAGCGTCATTAAAGTTAGAGCTTACGAACTCTTCTTTAACAAGATTCATCAGTTGATAAGACTGAGTAATGTCAAGCCTCAACAGTGTCATTTTTTACTCCTATGTTCTGCTTCGATCCGGCCAGTCGTCTGGGCGCGGATACCATTTAATGTTTACACCCCAGTCACGCTTTGCGCTGTAGTATTTGATGTTCACTTCCTTGTCAGTATCCAGGCAAGGCCAACTCCAAAACTCTCCGTTCCACCATCGAAGAGTATGTTCTCCGGTGGGCCACCACCCAATGCTTGGTGGCGCACCAGCTTTTCCTTTGCCAGCAAGTTTCATTGATTGGCTAGATAGACAGCAATCAAGATGGTCGCCACGATTGCCACTCCAATCAAAAGATACTGCACCTCTTTTGGTGTGAAGACGCTCTTTTGAAATTCATGCACATCCGGGCGGTAGGTCAGGCTGGCGATGCCAACCTGCTCCTTATGAACGCGGGTTTTATATGGGGACTTTGGGAAGACTATCTTCTTTGACGGCGCAGGCTTACGCGGGTTGATCAACTCTGCTTTGATCTTCCTACGGATCATGTTTACATACTGCGGTTGACTGTTTGCAATAGCAGCAATTGCCTTTGAGCTGCCGTTAATGTCTTTGGCAAGCTCTGCCCGAATGATTGCAATCTTCTTCTTCATTTCTTCACCCGATTTTTGATGTTCTTTGCAGAACGAACTGGAGCCCTTGAGATTTCTTGGATGGTCGCTGGTTGCGTGGCGATTTTGTTTTCCCGCCCCCAGGCCCAAATGGATTTGGTAATACCTTCTTGAGTCTCCCTGCGTTGCTCAGGGCTTGGCAATGATTTCATTGTTCAACTCCTTGGTGATGAGGTCGGCAACCGACTCTCCGTTTGGGAACCGCATTTGCGCTGCCTTGTTTTTGTTTACAGCTTCGATGGATTTTGCAATGCCTTCATTGAAGCCTGCCGTGTAAAGGTCGCCGCTTGACAACCGTGCGCCAATTGCTTCGCGCACAATCCGGGTCATCGGCGTCTTGTTCTCCAGGGCAAACTCCTTCAGCCGGTCATACTTGTCTGGCTCAAGGTAAGCAAGAAACGTCTTTAGTTTAGAAGGGTTCATTTTGGCTTTCTTGATATTCTGCAACCAAGCTATCGAACAAGTCTTGAGCTTTCTTGTTGCCGTTTAGCTCAGACCTAGAAGAAATCTTGCAGTATTTGTATATAACTTCTACTGCCTTTTCTTCACTAAAGACGCCAAGGAAGTCTTGGAATTTTTTGTCTTTGCAAAGAGTCACTGCCCTGATGACCCTGTCGTTGTAAACAACAGTCGTCTCGTCGTCATTTATACGAACAAGAGCGCAGCCATAACGGGCTCCAACGAAATCCCTTATGAGAGCCTCCGGGATTTCATCCGGGTGAATCTTCAGCGTCAAGACAAAACCTGTGCGGTCTTGCTTGAGCGCCACCTTTCTTGCCTCGAACTGGAGTGCCATCAGAATGGGACGTCGTCATCGCTGACGTCTTCTTGACGGGGCTCTTGGCGGGTGGAACCACCAGTCCTCTGCTCGGGCACGAAGCGGTCAACCGAGATCGACAGGTAGGTCTTGCCCTGCTTGTCAACCTTCTTCCAGCCAGACAGCTTGACGACAGTCAGCCCGTCCTCGGTCTTGATGTTGGTCAAGTCCTTGAGGTTGATGGCGATGTTGCCCCAGTAGTCGGGAGACTTTGGCCCCTTCTTGACGCTGGATGCGCGAAGGGAACCCGAGTCGGGGTAGGGTTTGTATTCAGTGGTCATTATTTGCTCTCCGAAAATTGCTTCTTGAGTTCAGCGAAGCGATTGCGAACCTGCTCATAGAGGGCAGGGTGACTTACCTTGAGACCATCCAACTGTGTTTGGTTGGCCTTCCAGTAACGGTTTAAACTCATCGCGTCCTCGCAATGGTTTGTGTAGGTGATCATTCCCTCGGCGAACAACTCTGCGTTCGCATCTGCGTTTCCGGTGTTGACCTCGACATCGGCTGTGGCCTTCTGGGTCACTGCCTTGACGACAACAGGGGCGGCGGCTTCATCCTCGGGCAAGTCCTCACCTGCGTAGATGTACAGGCCCAGACCGTGCAGCGCCAAGCCCTTGGTCATGCAACGCATGATGGCGGTGTTGACTTGAAAGGCATCAGGGTTGGTGATGGGTTTGTTGCGGTGATCCATCACAGGCAGGAAACAGGTCATAGGCTTGCCGAACATGGTGACGGTGACCCAGACCATGCCCGTGCCATTTACATCCATGTATGGCTTGCCATCAAAGGGGATCACCTCAAAGGAGGCGGCAGGGTCTGCCTTCAAGGCTTCAGCCCATGCCCATGCCCACGACAGGTAGGACAGGTTTTGTTTCTTCTCAACGTGTTCGTTGACGTTCAGCTTTAGCAGATCAACTTGGTTCATTTGTTTCTCCGATCATTCTCTTGGTGTTGAATAAATTTTTGTGCTCTGGGTACTTTGCTTTCCAGAGCCGTGCGTAAAAAGCAATGTGGTCGTTTGATATCTTGAAGTCTTCTCCTGTTGTAACGATTGATGTCTCCCACCTGATCCGGTTGATGATCAGCCAGTGACTGATCTTCTCCCGCTTGTGCCCAATGGCCTCAAACGCAAACCGCTCAAAGTATTTCCACACCTGAGGGTTGGCCTTGTGCCACTCCCACCACAGCTTCTTCTTTTCAAGGAAGCTCTTTTTGGTACTGCTCACACCACTGCGAAACTCCACAAAAGTTCCCGGCACACCGTCTTGGCTCTCCAACTCTGATCTCGACATAGCCCTTCTCCTTCTCGGCCATTTCGTTGGCCTCTTCAAGGTTTTTCAAAACACGGATGGCAGTCTTGCGGCCTTCCCTCTTCACTGCGTATGTCGTCTCCGACATCCAACGCTCTGCGTCCGAGCAGTCCTGTTGCTGTTCGCCGAAGTCGGCCTTCATCTTGGCATCGCGGTGCATCTCAAGACGGTTGCGGATGTAGGTCTCGGTCTTGATGCTGTCCCACAGCGGGATGTCCACCATGCAGATGGGTGCGGCGGGGTAGCCTTCTTTTGTTTCGTGGCGGTTGAAGTCTCTGACCAAGGCGCAAATCTTCAGGCCCACCACCTTCTTCTTCTTGACCGTCTCGACCAGCCACTTGTAGATGTTCAACTGCTCGGCCCACTCTTCCTTCTCCTGCATCACCGCCCACGCAGAGGTGAACTTGTAGTCGTGGATGATGATTCCCTTGGGTGTCTCTTCTTGAAGGTCGATCGCCCCGCTGATCTTGACCCCGTCCACGTCAGCGAAGATGCGCTCTTCCTTGAGCCAGCCCGGGGTATCGCCACGCTCCATCACCACATGGAGGGCAGAGCCCAACAGGCTCCACAACATATCGCTGGCATCCTGCGTGATCTGCTCGGAGAACTTCTCCCGCAGTCTGCGAATCTTGGGGGGAGACATGATCTCCGTGACGCTGTACTGAGCCTCACCCTTACTGTAGTATTCCCGCTTTGCGAGGGTCACCAGAGGTTCTGGTACATTGTGAACGTTCGTAATTTTCATATTTTCTCCAAAGGTTGCTATGACTGACATCTCCAATGATAGTGATGATACACCAGAATTGCAAGCCCTTGTGCAAATTATTTTTGGTGAGCCAGCATCGAAGGCCAACAGCAGGAGGGTGGTGAAGTTCGGGAACATGTCCCGCTTGATCAAGTCGCAGAAGGCGCTGAACTACTCTGATGCTTTTCGGCAACAGTGCCAGCCGTTGGCTGTCCTGATGACGGGTGATCTGCGGGTTACTCTGCACATCTTCTACGCCAGCCGAAGGCCAGACTTGGACGAGTCATTGATCCTCGACCTGATGCAGGGTTTGGTCTACGAGAACGACAGGCAGGTGAAGGAGCGCCATGCGTACTGGGGGCTTGACCCTGAGAACCCACGGGCAGAGATACTGGTGGAGAAGATCGAGTCCGTTGCCCCGAAAAAAAAGCCCCAGCGCAAAGGCCGGGGCTGAAGGAGAAGCAACTGCAAGGGGAGACACCCTGCCTTGCCAGTATAAACGAAAGGGAGGCGCCTGCCTTTTGCCTGCTTTTTGCCTGCGTTAACTCTGCGTTTTTGTCCTAAAACACATTGCTGTTTAAACGCAACACCCGCACAAACACTGGCTTGCACGTCTGATACGTCTGATACGTCTGCCTTTTTGGCGATGATTACCTGTAGCGTTTAAACGTATAGCTCCCCTTGTAACGTCTGTAACCTCTGATACCCTCGCCTTTTTGGCGATTAATATCCATAGCGTTTAAACGCAAACCCTGTGTGAACCCTGTATGAACCCCGTGGTTCTGCCGTGGTTCTGATCGGGTTCCAGTAACGTCCAGCAACATCCAACAACATTCAACGAAGACAAATATTTTTCAACAAGGTCC